TTAATCCTCTTCTGGTACATTATCTATGAATATTGGTCTGTCTGGATATTGATTTGAAATATCATCTATTTGCTTTTGGGTTTCTTCATCTTCTTCGTTCCATTCACCAACATTAATGATTACTGGAGTATCACCAGTGAACTCTTTTTTCTCAGTAAATAGTTTATGGTATTTCCCAAGCATATCTCTAGCACGTAATCTATCGCTAGGCTTTATTGGGACTTCAACCATTTCTACGTGTTCATTGTATACGAGGTTCAATCTATCAGTATCGGGGTTGCGTTGAAAGTCCCCACGTTTAACGACGACCTCTCTTACTTCACTCTCATCACCTACTGCTGCATTACTAAGAATATGCAATAGCTCATTCGCTGATAATACGCCTTCGTCAATAATTCTCTTCCGTTGCTCATCAATATACTTAGCTACTTTCTTATTCTTTAGCAGCCTACTTCCCTGTTCACTTGCAGTATGAGGACTATAACCAGCTTTAATTGCACTTTGTGTCATATTCAGCGTCTTTAAATACTCAGCCACAAACTTTTCTTGTCTAGGATTTAATTTGCTCATGTTTTACCTCCTTTTCAATAATTATTAAAAGGAAAAATTTACTTATCTTTAATAATTCGATTTTCTTTAGCTAAATCTGAAAATCTTTTACTAGCCTTTGATTGTTGAGCTAACTCATCTTTACGTTGTGCTTTGATATTTTGAGAAAATTGTTCTTCTACAACATCTAGTAGATCACTGCATTCCTCTCCAGAAAGTGTTGTTTCAGTCATAATATAATTATAAACTTTATCTAAATTGTATTTTCTAGCCATTATTTAGCACCTCTATTTCTCAATTTATTTCTTGTATCAATGAATGGTAACTTATCAGCACCGACATAGTTACTGTATTGGTTTGGACTAAAGTAATTTTTTATTTCGTCTCTTGCTTCATTATCTTCTTCAAAATCTTCCAAATCATATAGTTTTACATATCTGTAAAACTCATCTTCATATTCATTGTTTAACGCTTCAATTTCTTCTATCACTTTGTTATATTCTTTAATAATTGGCACAAATTTAGATAATATACGTTCTTTGTCCTCTTGGTATAAGCGAGGAAGCTCTCCCTGATGCTTGAGAATCTCAATAGCTTTTTTACGTCTTGCATCGTCAAATACTTCTTGCTTTGTCTCTAGGCGTTTCTGTAATGCTTTGAGCTTCTGCTCATTCTTATCGAATGTTGAATATAGTGCATCAGCCTCATCATCTTGTGAGTTAGCAATTAAATCTTTATATTTCTCTTTATCTTCTTTAATTCGTTGTGATAACTCTTGACGCTCATCTTCAAGTTTATTAATATTCTCTCTTTGACCTGATACATATTCATTGTATTCATCAAAGTGTTTAGCAGTTTTCACATATATACCTCATTTCAGTTAGTTTTTAAGCCTATTTCTCTTATGTAGTTGTATGGCTTTTTAATTTCTCTATCTGTTAATCTTTTCGGGATAGTTTGCAGCAATATTAAAACTTTCTCAAAGTCGATATTATTTTCATTTCTGTTATAGATGAATTCCTTAAATGCTTTCTTATCTAATTGATTCAATTTCTCTACAAATTCATCATTATTCATTTCTTTTTCTGTAGCACCAGATTTCTTTTCTCTCAGTGCTTGCTCTTGGTTTAGCGTTAACTTATGAGGATAACTCTGATCCTTTTGACGCTCGCTACTAATGTATGAATAATCGCTCTCTATAGCCTTATTACGTTCATCCCTATTTGTTTGAATACATTTATGCAATTCAATTTTAAATCGCTCTATCACGTTTATATGAGATTCTAAGCGTGCATAAATATAATCTTTAATATATTTCTGTTCTAGCTTTGAAAAACGTCCTAGAACGGTATAAAAAGTGTTTAAATCTCTTTGGCTTTTCCTCTTATACCGTTCCAATTTTTGACGCTCCTCTAATATAGCGATTGCTAGATTTTCAACGGAATAACTCTCATAGTAAATACTTTCTAATACAGTATCACTACATAAACTAGGTGTAGTGCGATCATACATATCTTCAATATTCCTTTCCATGAGTGCTATTCGTTCTTGTATATAGCAAGTATTAAATCTAGTGAATAATTCATAATCGCTTACTTGTTCTTGAAACATTTCAATAGTAGTACCCACTACATCACCTTAAATATCCATTTTCTTTAATGCCTCATATCGCTTCATACTACCCTCAATATGACGCTTGATACTTCTTAAAGCTAATTCTTTTTGTTCATCAGATTTAACCATAAAATAGCCTTTTGAGTCCTTTTTATAGCTATATCCGATAGCATAACCATAATCAACAACTAGGCTATGGATTGTGTTTCTTAACCATCTATCGTTGTTTTTATTAAATTCTATGTTTAGTTGGTTAAAAATACTTTGTTTCGTAATAATCTCTTGCTTAGTATTGCGTAACACATTTAATACCTTAATGTGATCGCTCGTTAATTCTTTTTCAATTGTAATTGTCATAAATTATTCCTCTTTTCATCTTTAATGAGGAGGCACTATATAGACAATAACTAAAACCACAAATATTCAATCCTTATTTTTGTCCGATATATAGAAGTCATTTACTTCCTAACACTATTATACTAAATTTACACCTAAACAACAAACAAATGTTCTATTTTTATAAGATTTAAATAACTTCTTAACAATCTCTATATAGTCCGTTATAAAGCTCTATAAAGCCTTTTCACACTAATTCATAGACTTTTAAAAACAGAACTAATGTTCTCTTTTGACTTAAATTAATGATAAAATCATTAACAAAACTTAACGATTACGATTTACATATAAAAAAGCCATGCACCTACTAAGTGCATGACCTATAAGTTTATACATATTCTTTTAAATTTCTAATTTTTTTAATATTCATCTTATAAATCGGTTTAGATTTACCATTTACATTATAAGTACGATCAATCAAATTTTTAGGTAATTGAGCAATCTCATATGCTCGACTAATCGGCATATCTACATTAGGCATATCATCTGGCGTTTTCTTAATTCTTTCTAACACCCACTTATATTTATCATAGTTTTTTAAGTTGATACCATTCAACACACAATATAATTTCCATGCTGCAAACTCAAAATGTTCTTCTACCTGTTCTAATTCTAAGCAAATATTAATATACTTAGCTTTGGTATTATCCCACTTGTAAGGGATAGTAGGAATAATATTTTTATCATAGTAAGTAATAGTAGCAAATTCTACACGCTCACATGTTACATATGATTTATTTAAATCTAATGCAACGACCAATGGCAATAAGTTACCTACTACATTATCATGATGATCTATCAATACATATTCATTACTATTTAGCGTATAATCTTCTTCATTTAGTTTTAAAAATTCTATCAACACATCATCAGTTAGATTTAAGTCTTTAATGTCTTTATCAATTATTGTCATTGGCTCACTCCATTGTAATAAGAGTGTTTCAATTCATTCAATCGTTCAATTAATACTTTACTATCAACTTCATTAGCCTTCTCATTCTGAATAAACTCAGTAATGATTTTCAAGCCCTCTACTAATTCTGGTGCTGGTTCATTAATTCCAGTAGCTAACTGATACAATGCCTCCATATTACCTATAACATCTGCATTACTAGTTTGAACGCCCTCAAGTTCATCTATATTGAAATCTCTACTCATGTAGTCGAACATGTCACTATTATTACTTTCTGCGAACGTCTCAAGTCCATACATAAAATAATCATTATCAAACATGAAACTAGCCATCATATCGCTTATAGTGTCATGTGTTCCATCATGTAAATCATATCCAGTATAATGCCCCTCAATGCTCTCAATCAGTTTCTCAGTATGCTTTTCTGACGCAATCTCAAAAGTTTTTCTCACTTCACAATCTTTTATTAATACATGAGCATACATCTTCCCTTTGCTCATTAGATACACAACATTAAACGGATCGTTATATATCTTAAATGCAAAAGGTAATTTATAACTACTTTCATGTAGTCCAGTAAAATATCTTAATAATGTTGCTGCTCTAGTTTCAAATTCATTTGCTATAATCTCTACATTCATCTTATTCATCTCCTTCATTTTTTGTTTTACTGAATTGTTCAAATTTACCTGTCTTGGGATTAAATTTTTTAATGTAACGAGCAGGAGCCTTATCAATACATCCCATATCATCACTGTCATAGAAATTAATATGGTGTGCTTTTGTTAAAGCCATACATACGATTGGCGAATACCATATTTCTTCATCATCTATATATTCAACAAATAAATTCTCTGGTGCTGGTATAAGTTGAATCGGAGCATCATAGTCCAGTCGGCTATATATTTCATCTTTTTTATTCACTTTAAACGCACTCCATTTCTTTCTTACAAATATTAAATGCAACGGGCAACCAATGATCTGTTTTAATATATTTAGACTTCACTATCGGTAAGTCCAACCCCTTACCATCAACTAGATAAATAATTGGTGGACAAATGTCCATTTCAATTAATCCATCACGTTTAAGTTCAGCAATGATATTAAATGCTTCTTGGTTCCATCCAATCCAAAACACCACATTTGGATGTTGGCCACTTGTATATGCTCCATCACCTTTATAATTAAAGTTATTTTCTTCAAATACATTTTCTATTTCTACAAAAGTAGTTCCATCGTGTGATTCTATATATTCTAAAATTTCTGATTTTAATTCATTCTTGGTCATTTTATTCCTCCTAAAATTGTATAGGTGTTCTAACGTCCTATTATTAGTAAGTTGTAGGACGCAGTTAGTACACTTGTTATTGCTACTCTCCCAATGCATTAAGGTTCTTTGTCCCGTTGTCCCACCGATTTAGGTCTACACTTATATATTTTTTGAGTTCTTGATATATATTTTTACAAAACTTTATCTTAAAGTTAGTAGGACACAGGGACACTTGTAGCATGGCACTTACTGCCGCAATAGCTTAAATGTGTCCTACAACTGTCCCATCACTGTCCCGTTGTCCCTTTATTGTTGTTTTCATTTTTTAAATCTCGATAATAAGAGGACAAATCAATTTGAAAACCATACTGTCTACCTATACCTTCACCGAATCTATAACGCGACTTGCTTTGTCCACAATATCTTATATTTCTTAATGCTTTATCAATCTTTCTTAAATGATGTTGTTGTGGTTGGTCATCTCGTTTCATCATCACTTTCCAAATTTCCATACTACATACTTTGTCACGCCATACATAAGCACCTGGTTTTGTATTTGGTAATTCAATTAATTTACCGTCACCATATAATTTAATGTAATCTTGGTCTATAACATCGTGAGCAGATATTCTTTTTTCTTCTAATGTTCTGTACCAGTAGTCAGATGGAATAGGACGCTCAAGAAATTCTTCAATTTCACCGACTAAAGCATCTTTTTCAGAATGTTCTTCTTGAACTTTCAATGCAGTTTCGCTAGCTTCTTTATCTAATAACAACGCTTTATCCGTTGGATCATCATCAAAATAAACTTTAGCTTCAGCAAACATTTGTTGAACAATGTCTTGTGTTAAATCGTCAAATGGACTTTTAGTTGCTTTATTTTTATCTGTCGTAATGGGAAAGAAACGACGGTTACCTGTTTGGTCTTTTAGAAATTCATAATTATTTGTCGTACCTATAAACACACATTGGCGTGGATGTCGCTCAATACGTTTACCGTATGAAGCTCTATAAATATCTACAATCGCACTAATGAAACTTTTAATATCTTCAATAGTAGACTTTTGAAATGCTGCGAGCTCTTCTATCTCACACAACCAGGAACCTTGTATTTTTTTATAGGACTCATCACCTTTAAACGTTTTTAAACTTTGGTTATACCAATGACCACCTAATTTACTTACCGTCGTAGATTTGCCATCACCTTGCCCGCCATATAAAATAATCATGGAATCGTATTTGATACCAGGATGATAAATTCTAGCAACCGCACCCATCATCCATTTTTTAGTCACTTCACGATTATAGTGATTATCTTCTGCACCTAAATAATCAATAAATAATGTTTCTATTCGTTTATTGCCGTCCCATGTTTTAGATTCAATCATCGATTTAATAGGATGAAATTTATTGTTATAGGCTTCTGTTTCGATTACATTATCAATAATATCTCTGCTAAACTGTACATTATAATATCTATCAATATGAGAAATAACATAAGTTGTATCCATATCTGCCCAATAGTAATTAGTATCATCTTTTGAACGCCAATAAGGAAGACGTTTTAACTTAGTTACTTTTTCAAATACATCATATTGAACCATATTTTTTAATGATGAATCATTACTAAATATTAATTCTGCATTAGTCACATTTTTCTTTAATGCTTGAGTAGTTGCAGATCGTCTTAATTCAGACATCCACTCATGTGTACTATTTTGAGATTCAGTAATTTCATTTACTATATTTGTATTAGGCTGAATATTTGCCATTTCATCATCCCTTCTTAGTTGTTATTATTGTGTATTTTTCTAACTGATTTGAAAGTTGATTCAACTCTACTTCTTTTCATTGGTGGATTACATAATTCATTCCACGCTAACGCAAAAGCATATATTAAGTGTTCATCTACTCTTTTATTAAATAAATGACCTAATATACTTGTTAAAGCTGTATTACGCCCACCATCTTCTACACCGTAAGCAATTCTACCCCAGTGACTCGAATCTCTTTTTTCAAATTTAGGCTTTGATGTCGTTTGAATAGTAATATTAAATAATTTAGCCCACTCTTTAAGTGTCGATTTATCTAATATCGCAGCGTCGTTAAAATGAAATTCAAAAGGACTTTCATTACTTTTTCTGACTGGTAACGCCATAGCTCTAGATGGTTGATAACTGCCCTCGTCAATTTTGCACGCAATTTTTTGTGCTAATGTTCTTACATATGCACGATATTCATTTGCACTTATACGCTCACTCAATGGCACGTACAAGCGTATTCTAGGACTTTCATTTGTGTGTCTGAATGTTGTATGCCAAAACCATGCAAAGCCTTCTAATTCGCTTTTAATTGACTTGTGTAGCATGTTTAAATCATCTTCATCATCATAATCAAGTACAAGTACATCTCTATAAAGTACATTGTCATTATTTCTGTATTTCTCATACTCTACACCTTCATTATCTACACCATTAGAAATATCACCATATACTACTGAACCTCTAGTATATTTATCTGAATTTACTACTGGATCAGATAAAAGACTTACTAATTCACTCCATTTAGGTGTATAGAAGTTTTTAAATGATTTCGAACTTACGCTTTTATACCAAACAACACTAACCTGAGTGTCATTATCTAATTGAATTTTGTTCAATTTTATACCTCCATGTATTAAAACAAGAGCAAAGATGTTATAATACAAATGGAGTATTTTTTTATTGCTCTTGTATTAATCAAATTATTTATATTATGCGTTATCTGATTCTGTCGCCAAACTTACATCGGATGACGCTTTTTCTATTTTTAATTTCATTTCATATTCGCTTCTTTGTACTTCAACTAATCGTTCATACATAAGTTCAATAGCTTTTTGTTTATTATTATTTTTTAATAACTCAATAGCTTCATCATAAGTTTTAGCCTCGAAAGCATATAACGTATATAACACAATATCTTTCACACGATTTACTTTTTTATGGTCGTACTTCTTTTTAAATAGTTTCATTATTCTACGTCCTCCAAACTTTCAACAAAAATTGTCATTTCTTCAATAGCTAATTTTAATTCTTCAATATCGTCTTTAGTTAAGAATTTACTAATATTAGAATCTCCATAAATGATAGGGAAATCTGTAAAAGTTTCGGTAGCTTGAACAAGATTTTTATATTCTTGATAATCATTAGTAATTTCTAAAATTTCATTATCATTTAAATAAGGATACATTTTTTTAATAATTGAAATATCTTTACTACGACGTTTTTGTAATAGTTTCATCATTTTTTTAACATGTTTTTTATCTTTAAAAATTAAATCGCCACTCACTTTACTTTCAATATTTTTGTATTCATTTTTAGTTAAATTTTTCATTTTTTCATTTTCCTCTCTGAAATTATTTGTTGTATTTAATTTTTGATTAATGTTCATCTACTACTCCTCAAGTTTCTTCAATGTTTAATGCTGCAATCACACTACCTAACATGTAAATAGCGAAAGCTACATGTATTCCTAGTAACCAACCACTAAGGAATGAAATTAATGAGATGAGTAATAATTTAATTAGGAATTTCATCATTATCATCACCTGCTTATTTATAAAAGATAATATAATCTTCATGTTGCTCTTTAATTTTTTCGATTAATTCATTGATACTTTTTTGTAATAAAAATAAATCGTTCAAATCATCTTCACGAGAAAATTTTGCTAAATTTTGCATATCTCCATCCATAGCATCTAATAGATTTCTAGCATCTCCATATGTTTTAAATACACGTCTGTACATTAGTGCTAAAGAACCAGCTAATTTATCATTTTCTTCTGGTTCCATGCCCCAACGTTCAAAAAGTACTTTGATTATTGCTCTATCTCTGTTAAATCTTTCATCAAAAGTTAAATTCTCTTTTGAGCCTATACGATCTGCATATAATTGATACATAATATTTTTAGTTTGTTCTTTACTTAATGTTTTCATTTTAAAAACCCCTTTGATTTATAAATATTTTTTGTGTTTTGCTTTTAAATACTTTTCAAACTGTTCTACGTTCACAAGTGTTAGTGTGCTGCTAATGTCGATATACATATCTTCAATGTCTAAATTGTCATCTTCATAAGACTTTAGAAGTCGATAGAAAGTTGAGTAACTAATATTGAAGATTTCACAGATTAGCTTCGGTTTTGCGTATTTGACTGGGAATACGATTTGCTTTTCTTCTAACGCTGTATTCTGTTTAGTTGGTAAATCTTGCAGCTTTACATGTGGCATAGTTTAGACCTCCTCTTTTTCTAATGTGTCTAGTAACTTTTCTTTATTGATAAGAATTTTGCCACCAATTTTGGTATGTGGAATTACATTTTTTTGAATAAGTTTATATGTGTGTCTCTCACTCATTCTTATCAATTCAGCTGTTTCCTTAACAGTAAGATACATATAATCACCTCTTCATATAAATATTAGAGATATTTTTTTATTTCTTTTATCTCTAATTTGATTATATTTAGTTGAATTAGGAATGTCAAGAATAAAATTATATCTTTTTTATCCCTGAGGTGTTAAAATTTATTTTGAGGTGATATATATGGTTGGAAAATACAGAAGTGAAGTAGGTAATTACTTAAAAAATATTAGAAAGAATAAAAATATCACTGCTAAAGCTTTAGGAGAAAATTTAAAATATTCACAAAGTCATATAAGTGGTATTGAAAATGGTTCTAAAAAGATACCACCATTTTTTATACCAGCTTATTTAAATTTTATTTCTGACACTAATGAAGAATATAATTATTATGCTGAACAAATAACTAAGATTACTGAAGGTAATTTTGAAGTTGAAAAAAGAAGAACAAGACATAATAATGATGAAATTTTAAATTCTATTAGTAAACATGGAAGAATGAGAGAATTCTATACTTATGACTATAATAATAATAAAGTTGTAACGGTTTTCTCAGAAGAAATTAATGATCTGAATTTTCATCTAGAAGATAATTTTAATAGTAAATTTTATAAATCAATAGAATTAAGTGATTATGATAGAAAAAATATATCTAAACTTCTGGATACATACTTTATGAACAAAGAGGAATTCCTCGAAAGTATTAGATATGACCATGTAGATGGTTCACTTGATACCCTAACTCTCCAAGATAAAATTGAAGAAATTCAAAATGTATTTAAAAAAAATTGATTTTATTTTTATCAATTAAGGTGGTGGTTCTATCGAACAATGTCTAATACACCATAGAATAATGAATATAAAAGGCAATAAAAATTAGGGGGTATACATATGAAAAGATTACTAGGAACATTATTTGCAGCTACACTTGTGTTAAGTGCTTGTAGTCAAGATGATACTAAGGAAGATGAAAATAAAAAATCAGAAAGCACTACTGAAAAGAAAGCTGACGATAAAAAAGATAAGAAAACTAAAGAAGATAAAAAGTCTAAAGAAGATAAAAAATCTCAAGAAAATGAAGATAACAAATCTACACAAGAAGATAACTCTACTGAAGAACAACACACACAAGAAACTGCTACAAATGAACAAGTTCAATCTCAACAACCTGCAACTCAAGAGCAGCAAACACAACAAGTTAATAACAATCAACGAACTCCTCAACAACAGCAAAATAACCAAAACTATAATCAAACTCAACAACCTAATCAAAATGTAAAGTTACCTAAAAATACAGAGATTGATGATCAGTATATACATGGTGAAGTTGCTAACGCCCTAGACCGTAAAACTGAAATCGAAAGACAAGCTAACGAAGATTATGAAAATGGAAAAATTAGTGAAAGTGAAATGATGAATAGACAACAACAAGCTTCCCAAATTTTAAATCAAGCAGTAGAAAATCAATATGGACCACAAGATTAAGTAAAAGGAGGCTCATTCACATGTGGCATTAAGAATTTGCTTATAAACAACGAGATGTTCACCATAGACTCTTTTAGCACATAGCTCTTTTAACACATAACATAGACTTCAAAATGCAAATAATTAGTAGGATATTATGAAATTTAGTAAATATAAAATCGATGAGTTTTATCTAATAGTGATTTGTGGATTTCTAACGACAACTATTTTTTGTATCAATTTAAAACAAAATAAAGACACCGTTACGGATCAAGGACCGGAACAGAAAGGAACAACTAGATATATCGTTGGTAAGGCTTCGGGTTTTTGTAGTTTATACTTATTTCTTTATTGATAATGCTAATTTTAGGATTAGAGAAGGAAGAATAATACATCAAAGGAGAAATGTAGAATGTACTTTAATGATTGGAAAGTTACTATTAACGGGAAAGGCTCACATGATGTTGTGACAAATGAAGATACTTTGTTAATTTTGCAAGGTTATCAACACATTGAAATAGCATTAAAATTAGTAGACGATACTATTCAAGTGAAATCATTAGGCTATGGAGAGGATATAAGCATTAACCCTACTACAAAAGAAATAACGGTTAATGTAACAAATTTATTAGAAGATGATGAGTAGTTAAACAAAGGAGGCTCATTCACATGTGGCATGAGAAATTTACTAACAAACATGGTGATGTACAATATCGCTATTATGAGAAGTACAAAGATCCACTCACAAACAAATGGCGACGTGTTAGCGTGGTACTTAATAAGAATGGTAAGCAGTCACAGAAAGAGGCTCAGAAACGCTTAAATGAGCGTATAGAGGCAAAGTTGAACGATAAGACACCTACTACACTTAAGTCACTAACTTTCCATGCTGCATGCGATGAGTGGTTAGAGTATTATAAAAATCATTCTGGTTCAAAGGCTACAACAATCAAAGAAAAGATTAGCAATACAAACACAGTTAAAAATGCTATTGATAAAGAAGTGCTGATAAACAACATCACGCATACATACCTACAAGATATTATTAACGAGTGGGCTAAATTACACAGTAAAGGTCATGTTCAATCACTAGTTATCATTATTCGTTCTGTGTTCAAATATGCCTTTAAATACTATGATCTACAAGATATAAGTGTACTAGATAAAATTGATATCCCTAAAAAAGCTAAAACTAGAGATGAGCTACAAGCTAAACGAAACAATTATTTAGAAGATAGTGAAGTTAAAGAGTTATTGGATTGTTTCGACTATCTAATAAAGCATAAAAACCATTCATCTCGTAAACGTAACTACAATATGGTTAAAGCTATAGTACAGTTTCAAATTGCCAATGGCATGCGTATCGGCGAGCTACTTGCTATTAAATCAGACAATATAAACTATGAAGATAAAACTCTAGATATCGACGGTACAATTAATTGGGTAACTGATAAAGAAACGGGAGCATTCGGAGTAAAAGAGACGACTAAAACAAGTAAAAGTTATAGAACCATCGGACTCACTAGCCAAAGCATTAACTTACTTAAAACACTTATTTTAGAGAATAAGAAAGAAAACCAGTGGAATGAAGATTTTATTGATAGAGGTTATGTATTCACAAATACAGCTGGTAGCCCTATCGACTTAAACAAAGTAAATAGTATTATTAAAGAGGCTACTGAGATTAGTTCAATAAAGAAAAGTATTACAACACACACATTACGTCACACGCATATATCCACACTTGCTCAATTGGGGATTAACTTAAAAGCTATACAAGAGCGTGTAGGTCACTCAGACTATAAAACCACCCTAGAGATATACACTCATGTTACAGATCAGATGGCCAAAGATATAATGAATAAATTAGAAACCATCAACATTGTTTGA